GAAAAGAAGATTTAGATTTATTATGATATTAGAAATTTTAAAAAAGATAAAAATAGAATATGTTCTTATTTTGCTTGTGTTTTTTTATTTAAACGGAAAGCAAGATCAGACAAAAAATGATTTGTTGCAATTCACAAATTCTTTGCAGGATTCTATTACAGTAAAAATGGATAAATATGGCGATAGAGTATCCGAAATTTCACAGATAAGAACATCAGACCCAAAAGTGTTTTTAAATCTTAATACAAATAATCCTGAAATACAAAAGCTTCAGGAAGAAGTTAAGAAATATAAGAATCAATTGGATAATGGTGGAAGTGTTACTGTTTTTACAAGTTCTGTTAAAGTAGATACAACTTTGGTTGTGGAACAAAAGGAAGATGGAATTGTGACTTCTGCCACAGATGGCGAATGGTATTCTGTTAAGAATTATATTGTTGGTGATCAGGGCAGAACTTCTCTTGCAATTAAAAATGATTATACAATTGCAGTTGTGGAAGAAGATGGCAAATCAGTTGTCAAAATAAAAAATAAAAATCCATATGCAACAGAAGGAGAAATCAGAACATATGCCAATCTCCCAAAACAAGATAAAAAGATTTCTATTGGTGTTGGTATAGGTTATGATCCTTTCAATGGAACAATGAAACCAGAGTTGCAATTGCATTATAAGATATTGAGTATAAAATAAAATTTATAATAAATAATATTTAAAGGAGTTTTTTGAAAAACTCCTTTTTTATTTGCATATTAAAATTTTTTTTGTATATTTAAACAAATAACGTCAATTTAATTATGAGCATAACAAACAAAAATGTATATAACCTAAATAATTTATCAGGCAATTCTTTTGTTCTCACCATCAATAAATTTCCTAATGTAACTTTTACCGTTCAGGAAGTCGATTTGCCTGGAGTTGATCTTCCCCCTAAAAAGATGCCTACTCCTGTTGGTTATTTCAATACTCCAGGAGACAAATTAACATATCGCAATTTAAATATAAAATTTTTAGTTGATGAATCTTTGAACAATTGGAGAGAGATTTATAATTGGATGCGTCAACTCGCTCCAACCAATGTGGGAGAAGGTTATGACCAAGTTTCACAGTATATATCAAGAAAGGAAGATGATCTCAGAACTACAGCAATTTTAACAATACTAACAAACAATTTGAATTTAAATTTAAAAATAGTATATAATGGTTTAATCCCAATTTCGTTAGGAGATTTAAATTTATCCACAACAGATAGTGACAATAGAATGATAACTTGTGGTGCTTCTTTTGTGTATGATTATTATGATATAGAAGTGAGTGCAATAAATAACGTTGACGGATATGTAGAAAACAATAAAATTTTATAAAAAATGGAAAAAAGATATAATGGCATATGTTCTTACACAAAGAAGATAAATGGTGAAGAAATGGTATTGGTAAAACAATTATCGTTTAGTGATAATTTAGAGGATGCGATAGAAGCATGCAAAAAGTTTTATAAGGAAAAGATCAAGACAAAACCAGAAAATTTTTACGTTAGTGTATGGGAATGTTTGTCTTGGAGTGATAGACATCCGTCTATTCCTGTTAAAGTAGAAGAAATCAAAAACATCATCTAAAAGAAATGGATATTAAGGAAATAGAAGAATTATGGGATAATGATTCTGAAATTGATGGATTAAGGATTGATGAAGAGTCGAGAAAAATTTCTAAACTTCATTCTAAATATTTGAGAATATTGAATCAGGAAAAATCACAATTCAATAAACTAAAGTTTAAAATTGATGAATATATTCTTGACAAACGAGAATATTATCTTGGTATTCTTTCTGAGGAAAAGCTTGCTAAACATGGTTGGATTCCATTTGGTAGAAAAATTCTTAAATCAGAATTACAGACATACATAGATGGAGATATGGATATTAATAAATTGATTTTTCATTTGGATGAACAGAAAATAAAGGTAGAAGCAGTTGACAAAATTATTTATTCATTGAATCAGAGATCAATGCATCTGAAAACTTTTGTTGATTGGAAAAAGTTTACAAATGGAGAGTTTTGATGCAAAAATTTTATGAAGATATTATGGAATACATCAAATCAATAAAATTTGATGATTTGGAAGCACATTACGCAAAATGCGCTTCTATTTCCAATGAGTCGGATGAGATAAAAAATCTTTTTTATCGTTCGTCTGAATTGGAGAACGGCGAAAATGTTGATAATGTTGAAAGAGATAGTAATAATTAAAAAAATAAACGAGTCATTTTTAGAAATAGAATGTGAAAAACACGTTGCCAATGAATTATGGGAAGAGTTTACATTTTTTGCGGAAAATTACAAGTTTGATCCAAGATTTAGAAATAGACAATGGGACGGTAAAATTCATCTTTTTGCTCTGAAAAGTAGAACAATTTATGTCGGTCTTTTGGACGAAGTGATATCTTTCCTTAAAAAAAATGGTTATCAGGTAGAACTTGATGAGTCTGTATTGGAAAAATCTACTTTGGATTATAGTATAATAGATAAGATTAAGAAAAATTTTCTCAACAAAAAATTTGATCTCAGGGATTATCAGATAGAACTTTTTGAACATGCATGTAATACAAATAGGAGTATATGTATATCTCCTACAGGTTCAGGCAAAGCATTGATGATTTATTTGGTTACTTTATTTTATCTATTAAACAAGAAAACTAAAATACTAATTATTGTTCCGAGAACATCTCTTATTCTTCAGTTAGAAGAGGAATTTAAGATGTATGCGGAAGGAACTAAGCTGAATATAGAACAATATATTCATAAGATTTATTCTGGTCAGAATAAAGATTCAAATAAATTAATTTATATAAGTACATGGCAGAGTATTGGAGATATGCCTAAAGAATGGTATCAGCAATTTTCTGTTTGTATAAGTGATGAAGCTCATACTTCTAAAGCAAAGGTTTTGCGAGAAATCATGGATAGTTGCACAGAAGCAAAATATAGACATGGTTTTACTGGTACTCCAACTAATGATGGCGAAAATAGTTTTGTGAATATTAAAGTTCTCAAAGGTGTTTTTGGAGAACCAACACAAAAGGTGAAAACTAAGGAACTTATTGAAAAGAACGTTTTGTCTGATATTAAAATTAATGCTTTACGATTTAGATATCAGGATAAAGAGGATTATCAATTTATAAAAAATCTTTACGAAAACAATACTCCATCAAAATCGTTTCAGAGTGAGCAAGATTATGTTATTGGCAAAGATTTCAGAAACAATTTTATTGCCAAACTTGCACTTTCTCTTGACAAGAACACGATAGTCTTTTTCCAGTTTGTCGATAAACAAGGCAAAGTTTTGTATGATATAATTGATAAATTGGCTAAAGAGTATGGAAAGGAAGTGTATTTGATACATGGAAACATTAAAGTGGCAGAAAGAGAAAGAATTAGAAAACTTGTAGAAGAAAAGAATAATATAATTTTAATTAGTTCTTTTGGTACTACTTCTACTGGTGTTAATTTTAAAAATGTCCATAATGCAATATTTGCAAGTGCTTTTAAGGCTTCTATTATTATCAGACAGACTTTGGGAAGAGGTCTTAGAGTACATGAAAACAAAACAGTTTTTACTGTATATGATATTGGAGATGATTTTAGTAGAAACACTGGTTTGAGAAATTTTTTGTTTAGACATTTTATAGAAAGATTGAAGATATATAAGAAGGAAAATTTGACGTACACTGTATACGATTACGATATAAAAAACAATAAAATTATAAAGGGATAATGGAAGAAAAAAAGAAAAGAGTCAGAAGGACCAGAACGGAAGAAGAAAAAAAGAACGATTATGTTGACAATGAAAAATTACATGAAGAACTGAAGAAATATTTACAAGCAAGACAAACAAATCCCAAATTAGTTGTAACAGATTATATTGCAAAATCTATTATAAAAATAGCAGAAAGATTTTCGAGAGTTGGAAAGTTTGCAAATTATCCGTTTATAGAGGAAATGAAGCAAGATGCAATTTTTAATTGTATAAAATATCTTCATAATTACGATTATGAGAAATATAGCAATCCTCATGCATATTTTACCATGTATTGTAATAATGCTTTTATGATGAGAATTAAAATCGAAAAAAAGGAATTATATAAAAAGTTTAAAATGCAGTTAAATAACGATTCTATTTTTGGTTTGGATTATCAGGACATGGATAGGTCTCAGACCATTTTAAAAGGAACGACTGGTGATTTCCATAAGATGGAACAATTTGTGGATGATTACGAAAAAAGAAATAAATTTTAAAGGAGCTTAGATAAAAAGCTCCTTTTTATTTGGTAAAGTCGATAATTTTTTTTATTTTTGTTAAATTATAATTGTATATGAAAATAGCGTTAATTACGGATCTCCACTTTGGTACTCATTCTGATTCTAAAGAACATCTCAAATATCAGCAGAAATTTTTTGATGAGGTGTTTTTCCCTTATCTAAAAAAACACAACATTCGCACGGTTATCGACCTTGGTGATACTTTTGATAAAAGGAAAAATATTTCGTTTTACACTCTCAAAAAAAGTAAAGAATTTTATTTTGATAAACTTGTAAAGAATAAAATAGAATGTTATATCATTGTGGGAAATCATACACTTCATTTCAAGGAAAGTAATGATATAAATTCGCCTGAACTTTTGCTTGCCAATCAGAAAAATTTCCATGTAGTTTCTGAGCCGTTAGAAGTAATGTTTGATGGAGTTAAATTTTTATTGATGCCTTGGATCAATAAAGAAAATCAAGAAGAATGTTACAAGATAATTGATCAAACAGATTCTGATTATTTGATTGGTCATTTTGAAATTGTTGGAATGAAGTTGCATAATTCATGGGAATTTTCTAAAGGTGTAGATAGAAATATTTTAAATAAATTCAAAGAAGTTTGGAGTGGACATTATCATTTAAAGATGAATAATGGCAATTTCACTTATCTTGGAACACAATATCAGCTTGATTGGGGCGATTATGGTCTTGAAAAGGGATTTTATATTTTTGATACAGAAACAAAAAATCTTTCCTTTATAGAAAATTCATTTAAAATATATCAAAAAATTCAATATAGTGAAGAAATAAATAGGGATACTTTTAACTTTGGGCAATACAAAGATTCTTATGTCAAAATTATTTTGAACAAACAAATAGATGATTTCGCCAAATTTGATCTTTTTAAGGAAAAGTTAGGTGAATTTGTTTATAAAATTGATGTTGATGAAAAGTATTTGCAGAAAATTGAAGCATCTATGGATAAAGGCATTGAATATGAAGATACACTTTCTATAATGAAGAAATATATTGAAGGTCAGGAAAACATTGATATAGCAGGAATGATTGATATAATGGAAGAGATTTATAATGAAGCAAGGCAGGAGTGTGATTAATGGTCAAATTTAAGAAAATTAGATATAAAAATCTTTTATCTGTCGGCAATTATTTTGTTGAATTTGACTTGGATAAGTATAAAAATACTGTTCTTGTCGGAAAAAATGGTGCAGCAAAATCTACATTACTTGTCGCAGTTTATTATGCTCTTTTTGGTAAGGCTTTCAGAAAGGTAAAACTCAATAAACTTATTAATTCAATTAACAATAAGCATCTTGTTGTTGAGTTGGGGTTTGAAACAAGAGGGTTTGAATATTATATCAGAAGGGGAATGAAGCCTGATATTTTTCAGGTTTTTTGTAATGGAGAAGAAATAGAACAGGAAGCATCTAAAAAGGATTTCCAGGATTATTTTGAGAGAACAATTTTAGGGTTTAATGCCAAAACATTTAGCCAAGTTGTTGTTCTTGGTTCTTCTTCTCATACTCCATTTATGGAACTTGATGCTAAAGAAAGGAGAGCAGTTATAGAAACTTTATTGGATTTGGAAATTTTTAGTGGCATGAATAAGATTGCCAAAACAAAACTTGACGAAACCAAAAAAGATATAATTGGATTGGATAATGAGATTGATATATTAACTCAAAACAAAAGTAATGTAGAGAAATATATTCAAAAACTTAAAAACGACAATTCTTCTAAAATTTCAGAAATTAAAAACCAAATAATAAATCATAAGAAAGAGTGTGATGTATTAGAAGAGGAAATTGTAAAAATAAATAAAGAAAAAGATTTAATAGAATACAATAAAATTGTCGATATAAAGAAAAGGGCTAAAGAGAAAATTTCTAAAAATCAATATGAACTTGGGTCTTTAGAAGGTGATTTGAGGAATATAAAAAAAC